GGAGCAATCCGCAGGTCTTCTATTTGGATAATAGACGTCACCTTGCAAGAATAATTCCTCAATCATATTTTGATACAATTGTGCATCCAGTGCATAATATAATTCGATCCCTAAGAAGGAGTTTGCAGGGAGTCACCGACGGGGACGTTGATAAATTTATAAACACCCGTATTCGGTTTGACCTGAGGAAAAGCGATCTGTCAGTTACATACGGATACAAGATGAGCGATGGTACTGTCCCAGCTGTCTTTGGTAGTGCTAAAAATGTTGGATCTGAACTGGTGACTACCGAGGTGGCTCTTAGTGAATGTACGGCTCGAGTAAATGAAATGATAACTACTGAGAGAAATACTGAGAACATGTTTAACAACTATTTCCTTGCCACTGATTGTAGTACTCAATGCTTGACAGGTAATTTTTATCAAGCAGATACTACCGTTATAGCTGAAGGGCATTTCTTACCCAGTAAAGCGAATATACCTGAAAGACTTAATAACTTTATGAAAGAAACAGAAGAAAAATGGGGCTTTGGTGAAATTGCAAAACAATACCGTAACACTGTTGATAGTTTACCATTAACGTGTAAAGCTATCAGTAGAATACCAAGCACATTGGAAGGACAGAGTGGAAACCTTCTTAAAGGAGAGAAAGAGTTACTGGGAGCTATAATAAATCGGTATTTGGATTTTCCATGGAATGATTTAAGGAAAAAGGAGATCAAGTTGGAAGATATAAATATTCAATGGCAAAAGAGTGCTGGTTTAAGTTTCAATGGACAGACTTTTAGAAAGAATAAGAAAATAGAAGAATGGTTGTCCGCTACCACGTCTTTAACTAACTTGTTCGCTGAATGGCGGAGCGTGGAAAAGGAACAGCGCTTCATACCATGGTTGGCTAGTATAGTTGAACTCAAATCAGAGGTTATAAAGAAGGATAAGAATCGAATATTCTTTATGGTTCCACTCACATGTTTTATGCTCAACAATATATTGACTCAACAGTTTCATGATATGACATCAAATACGGAGGAAAATTTCATAGGTCATACATGGGCCTATGGGAATGCGGAGAGTGTGCTTGACTACTTTGAATTGAAAAAGAACAATGATGAAGATGACAGCTATTTCATAGACGCCGACGTGAGCAACAAAGATAATGATGCTCCATGGGAGACTATCATGGCATACTTGCAGTTTGCAGCTTCGTTGGGACACTTTGACGAAGAGGCTCAAGCCTTCATAGACGAAATAAAATTGACATTGATGTTAAACAATGGCACCCACTTTGTCAAACTTTTTGGGAATAATTGGCGTATAGTGGTAGGTAGTTTATTTAGTGGATGCTTTGATACTAGTCACTTTAATACAGAACATGTTGGATGGTTGATTAGGAGCTTTAACAAGAAGTATACCGGTAAATATAAACCTAAAGGATTTATTGTAGCTATTCAAGGTGATGATATATTCATTCGTATATGGAAGTGGTTTGTTGTGAAGTATTTTGGAAGTGTAGATAATTGGAGAGATAAGTTGATTGAACATTTTCGAGAAAATCACCAGTTAATTAAGAAAGAAAACGTTAACATTAAGGAACAATGGTGGTGCACTTTAGAAACTAGTGATGATAGTTGGAAATTTTTACAACGACGGTTCTTGTTGAATGGGGAAATAATTAGACCAAGTGCCGATGTATTGGTTAAAGCATTAAAATACAGTAAGGACCTTACGGTATTTACCTATAGTACTAGACTTATAGGGTTGAGCATGGAATGTCCCAGTGACTATGATAGTTATTTGAAGCTGAAAGAAGCTTGGACTAGATTGACATTTGGGGAAGTGGAGTATAATCAGGAGGATATAGATAAGACATTAGAATATTACCAGAGAAGTAGTATATATCGAGGAATGCCTATGGATTTAGATATTGATTGGACCACTTTCCCTACATGGGAACGAATAAGAGAATTGTGGTATGAGAGAGAACCACCAATAAAGATTCTTGGACATTTTAAACATGGAAAGAGAGAAG